AGGAAACACAAAAAACAAGTGTGTTATCCTCTCAAGATATTGCCTGGCAAGAGGCAAGAAGGCAACGTAAAGTTCGTAGATTAGACTTCGAAATTCGTTGACTTTATATGGAGAATAGCACTGATGGTCGGTAAATCGTCTTGAAAACGATGCCAGGTTAATAGCCTGATGGTTCGATTCCATTATTCTCCGTTTTAGTTACATAAGATACCAATTTAATATTTTATTCCGTTTTCTGTATCCTAGTGTTACAAAACACTGACAATTTGTTGACTTTATAATACTCGTGAATAGTATATAGTAGTACTATCACCAAAATCCTAATGGATCAGCATACTTATGATAATTGGGTGAAGATTAAAGCAACTTTTGAAGAGTCTGGTAATATTGACAACATGTTCTATAAGAGAGCAGTTGAAATTGTAAAGACTAGAAGAGATCCTCTTGCAAAATTTCTTGGAGATGAAAAATGATGCATGAGCAAGAGGAATTTATTACAAGATCAGAGGCTCAGGAGATGATTGATGCTGCTATACGAAGGCACAATAGGAATGCTTCCATTATTTCTATGTGCGTTGGTTGGGTTGTTCTTGCTTTATTTGCTGAGGGATTGTTGAGACTGATAGGAGTTATTCCGCCACTATTTCCATGGCTCAACATCACTTTGAACTAATCTTTTTAGTTCCTTGGTTGGTCTTGGTGGGAATATCCCTAACAATGATTGTGCAGGGCTGGATGATAATGAATGCTCATCATGGGTATTCAAAAAGTCCAAAAGTAAAACACCCCGAACTTAACGACGTTAAAGCAGGAGACCCTTTACTAGTGGTAAAATTTACAGAAGAGGATATCAAAGAACTGCAGCAAAGAATTCTGCAGCAAAAAATGGATGAACTTTTTGAAGAACCATCAACATACGAAGACGACGATGACGACGACGGACTGGCTCATATTCATTGAGTTTCTGTCACATATGCTCTACATGTTTATTGCATTTATGTGCGGACTTATTATTGGTTACATAGTTGGATTTAGAAACGGAGGAATGTGATGGTGTACCGTCCCGACGATGAAGAAGACCCAACAGCAAATGATTGTAACTATAATTTACCACAAGTTATTTTTGCTTTCATATTGGGTCTGACTGCTATGTTTTTATTGTCAATTGATGAAATAAGAGATTTCAAAGGATGTACTTATCAGCAAATGGAGGATAAGCAGTAATGGAACATCTACTAGGGAAAATATTGATTATAGTTGCAATACCTTTTGTGATTGCTACTCTTTATGTTGGAACAAATAAAGGAGACTACTACGATTCCGACGACTATAAAGGCAATGGAACAGCACATTAAAAAGAGATACAACTTTGCAATGTCTTCTTTCGTGAGAATGCATGGTCATTCTGTTATACATAATCACGATATCAAACAGTTTTGTATCGAGTGGTCTTACAGAGAGGATACTGGACCATTACAGGGGCTTGACGAAGTGGACCAATACATGTATTATGAATACAAGCACTGGAGGGGAAGATGATTTTTCATCTCGTTGAGACACTCGCAGCAAGTCCTTTCTTTCTTTTTCTATGTGGGATGGGATTGACAGTCGTTCCTTTTGCTGGTATAATGTTCATACATAGAAAAAGGAGTAAGTGATTTGATTTGATTTTATTCCAAAACATATTACTTATATAAATAGTTTTGGATTTTTAACTTTAATATGAAAAAAAGAAGCACTACTAAAGAAGAACTTATAAATGCTTGTAAAGGTTCTAACGGTCCTGCTCAAGTTTTAAAAAAATTGGGTTTATCTGAAAATGGTGCTTGTCGTGCATATCTTAAAAAAATTTCTAAACTTTATGATGTAGAAATTCCAAAATATAAAGTTCCAAGAAAATATGAATTAATTGAAAAAGAATGTCCGGTATGTAAAAAGTTATTCGAAACTTCTATTGGAGCAAAAAGAGAAAAAATAGTATGCTCTCATTCCTGTTCAAATACTTACTTTAGAAGTGGAGAAAATAATCCAAATTATAAAGACGGATTTGATGGAGATAAAGCATATCGAAAAATATGTTTTAAATATCATTCCAAAAAATGTTGTATCTGTGAATTTGAACATATAGTTGAAGTCCATCATATGGATTGTAATAAAAATAATAACAATCCTAATAACTTAATTCCTCTATGTCCAAATCATCATAGAATGTTTCATTCAAGATATCGTCAATTAGTTTCTCCTCTAATTGAAGAATATATAAACAATAACCGGGTGTAGTAGAAAAGTATAACTCTGCGTTTGGGACGCAGCGAAGAGGGGGCAGTACCTTCCACCCGGATTAATAATCACTTTATGAAAATGAAAGAACTAGAAGACCTTCAATCGTTTACAATAGAAGAATTTCAAGCAGATTTTGATAATCTGATAGGAAGAGTTGAAAATGGTGAATCATTCATTATTAAAGATGGAAATAGAAGTGCTGTAATAGTTCCTTTCAAAGAAACTATAAAGTATGCATTGGATTCATTAAAACCTGATGTGGATGAAGAATTGATACACATCCACACTGACCACGAAGAAGGTTCGTGATTTTTGAGGTTCTGTCGCCTATTGGTTAAGGCCGACACCTTATAAGTGTCTGAACGGAGTTCAATTCTCCGCAGAACCACTTGCCCGTTTACCCATCTGGTGATAGGAGCGTCCTCATAAGACGACATAGGCGTGTTCGATCCACGCAACGGGCATAGGACAGAAACAACACTGTCCACCTTGACTTCTCCAAGTCAAACCTTTATAATACTAAGGTCAACATTCAAAACAATGACTCTTACAGCAAAATTCAAGAAAGACATTCAAACTCTTCGTGGTGCAGCAAACGGCGATTTCTACCTTGATGTAAAGAATCCGAAACTCTACAAAAAGGTTCGTCGGTACTATGAAAGTGAAGGTGTAGTATTCTCTGGTGATCCTCTAGATGATTATGAGATGCTTATGGAATATGTCTATCAAGATCTTGAATCTGTTGAGGTTGCCTGATGAAGGTTACTAGGAAACCAACCGTTCTTATGGAACGATTTCCTTACCGTTATATTCAAGTTGGCACCTTGGAAATTAATGGTAAACCAGACTGTCGTATTCAAAAAGTAGATTCTTATACGGGTCGTTATAGAGATATGTATCTCTGTGATAATGAAATGCAATTGATGACCGCAATGGAAGATTTTGAGTACACTAAATGGTTAGACCCCGATAGGGTTCCTTGTTATGTTAAAGATGATGAAGACACGGATGGTCTATAACAGCACTGGTCGGGAGCAAACCCCTTAGTCACGGAGAGACTTTAAAAGTACTGGTGGAGTCATAAGACCCCTTAAAACTAAATAACAGAAGAGTTCAATCTAATAAACATGGCAACAAGATCAAAATCTGAAAGTGGAGCATCAATGTCAAAGTATGATGTTGAAGTTGAAGCAAGACTTCAAGCTCTGGAAGAAAAAGTATCTACCCAAAGTGGTGGTGGCGGTTCTGATCAAGAGAGACTTGCTTCTTTAGAAGCAAAATTAGATGATCTTATTTCTAGACTGTCTAAAAAGATGACCTTCTGAGGTTTCCAATTTTACCATAAGAATTGGTGGTGCGGATGGGATCTTACTCCCGCCGAGTTTCTTATTTCCTCGTAATCAAAATAAGTGGCGAGCCTGAGTTTCATAAGAGGAGTTGCATAAACTCCTCTTTTTTTGTATAATACATACTACAGAGATTATTAATTCTTTATGAGTCAATATGTAAAGAAAGCACTTGTACTTGGTGCTGGTGGCTTTATTGGAAGTCATATGGTAAAAAGACTGAAAGCAGAAGGATATTGGGTTCGTGGTGTAGATCTTAAGTATCCTGAGTTTTCTGAAACTGAAGCAAATGAATTTGTAATTGGAGATTTGAGAGACTTATCTTTTGTAGAGAGAGTCCTTCAATATAAGGGAGACAGGGGAAATTTTTATAAGTTCGTTCCTTCAAGATATCTTCAGGCATTTGATGAGATTTATCAATTCGCTGCAGACATGGGTGGTGCTGGTTTCGTATTCAGTGGAGAAAATGATGCGGATATTATGCACAACTCAGCAAGTATCAATCTCAATGTTCTTGAGTCTGTAAGGAAATATAATGACTTTCTTGGTAAAAATGTAACTAAAGTGTTTTATTCTGGATCTGCCTGCATGTATCCAGAGCACAATCAACTTGATCCAGATAATCCCGACTGCCGTGAAGAATCAGCATATCCCGCAAATCCCGATTCGGAATATGGTTGGGAAAAACTTTTTTCAGAAAGATTGTATTTTGCCTATCATCGCAATTATGGTATTCCAGTTAGGGTTGCTCGTTACCACAATATTTTCGGTCCCGAAGGAACTTGGGATGGAGGAAGAGAAAAGGCACCAGCAGCAATCTGTCGTAAAGTAGCATATCTTCCTGAAGAGGGTGGAACTATTGAAGTATGGGGTGATGGATTGCAGACACGTTCATTCCTTTATATTGATGAATGTATTGAAGCAACCAGAAGATTGATGGATTCTGATTTTATTGGACCTGTTAATATTGGTTCTGAAGAAATGGTCACTATCAATCAACTTGTAGATACTGCCGCTAAGGTTGCTGATAAAAATGTAGAGAAGAATCATATTGATGGTCCACTTGGAGTTCGTGGTCGTAATTCTAACAATGATCTCATTCGTGAAAAACTTGGTTGGGATTATTCTCAGTCTTTAGAGGAGGGGATTCGTAAGACTTATAATTGGATTGTGGAGCAAATTAAAAAATGAAAATTACAGTACTAGGTTCAAGTGGGCAAATCGGTGCCTACCTAACAGAATACCTTCGTGGTAAGGGTCACACAGTTCATGAGTTTGATGTTGTCAATGGCGAACATCAGGACATGACCACAATTCCCAATCCAGAACTCCATCGTGTTATTATGGATAGTGACTTTGTATTCTTCCTTGCATTTGATGTCGGTGGATCTCGTTATCTTAAGAAGTATCAGCATACATTCCAGTTTATTGATAACAATGCACGTCTGATGGCAAATGCATTTGGACTTCTTAAGAAGTATAATAAGAGGTTTGTATTTGCTTCATCTCAGATGAGCAACATGAGTTATTCTCCATACGGAGTGCTTAAGAATGTTGGTGAACTTTATACCAAGTCCCTCAATGGACTTATTGTTAAGTTCTGGAATGTGTATGGTATTGAAAAGGACCACGATAAGGCACACGTTATCACCGACTTTATCCGTAAAGGATTTGAGACTGGTGTAATTGATATGCTTACTGATGGTCAGGAGCAACGTGAGTTTCTTTATGCTGAAGATTGTTGCGAAGCACTTGAGACTATTATGGAAAATTATAATGATTTTACTTCAGAAGATAATCTTCACATTACAAGTTTCCATTCAACAAAGATTATTGATATTGCTAACATAATTAGTGGACAATTTAATTTGATTGGAAAAGAAATTAAAGTTCAACCATCTGAAGAAAAAGATTCCGTTCAAATGGATAAGAGGAATACTGCAGATGTGTTTATAACAAAATGGTGGATTCCCAAAACAACTATTGATAAAGGTATTGCAACGGTATTTGAGGCAATGAAAAATGAGCATCTCGTTTAATGATCTTGGTAGAGCTGGAAGATTGGGAAATCAAATGTTCCAATATGCTGCTCTACGTGGTATTGCTAGGAATCGTGGATTAAATTGGATGATCCCTCCGGAAGATGCACCAAGACCAGATAATTATGGTCTATTTGAAGCATTTAATCTGACTAACTGCAATCCAGAAAACATTGGGGAACAGAATGTTAAACAAATTTCTTGGAGGGAATTTCATTTTAATCAGGATTTGTTTGATCAGTGCCCAGATAATGTTGATATTGATGGATATTTTCAAACGCAAAAATATTTTAAGAATATTGAAAATGAAATTCGTGAGGACTTTACTTTTAAGAATGAATGGTTGGATCCTTGTGTAGAATATATTGAAAGTATTGGAAATAAAAATCTTATCTTTCTCCATGTTCGTAGAGGTAGTCCAAATCTTCAAGGTGTTCGTGGTGAAAAGTGGTCTTACCAACTTCTTCAACATACTCATCCATTGATGAAAGAGCAATATTATAAATCTGCTCTTACTCAGTTTGATGATTCTTATCAAGTAATTGTTTTCTCTGATGTTATTGATTGGTGTAAAAAACAGCCAATCTTCCAGGGAGATAGATTTTTATTTTCCGATAACTCTAAACAATTATTCCAAGATGGTGCATCAGTTCCATATGTTGATTTGTGCTTAATGACTTTATGCTCTGGTGCAATTATTGCAAACAGTTCATTAAGTTGGTGGGGAGCATGGTTACAAAAAGATCCCAATAAGAAAGTTATTGCACCAACTCCTTGGTTTGGACCAGCATGTTCACATTATATTATGGATGATCTAATTCCAGAAGGATGGACAGAATTGTATAATGACCCATCTGAAATTCCTCCTGAGGTTTAATATGATTGGATTGAATTATCTGGGAAAAATGGGACAACTTGGAAATCAAATGTTCCAATATGCTGCTGTTAAAGGAATCGCACAAAATCGTGGATATCAATTTACTATTCCCAATCATAATGAAAAACTTCAAGATGGATTGGGAAATATTCTTAGGATTGAATTGTTTGATGTTTTTGATATCCAACCAGATCAAACTGGATTTGTATTTACAGATAAAGTCGTATCTGAAACAAACTTTGATTTTGATGAAATACTTTTCAAAGAATGTCCTGATGAAGTATCAATAGTAGGATACTTTCAATCTGAAAAATATTTCAAAAACATTTCTGATGATATTAAAAAGGAATTTACCTTTAAGAAAGAATATTATAATGCGTGTGAAGAAATCAAACCAATATTGAATAATCCTATTGCTTTACACATTAGACGTGGAGACTTTTTAATTAATTCTGGAAATCATTATAATATTTCTTTGAGTTATTATGAAAATGCACTAAAGCAATTTGATAGTGATAGGCAAGTAGTAATATTTTCTGATGATCCTGAATGGTGTAAAGGACAAGAACTGTTTACAGACGATAGATTTTTGATCTCAGAAATTAATAACTCTTATGTTGACTTATGTTTGATGACAATGTGTTCTGATTATATTATTGCAAATTCTACTTTTTCTTGGTGGGGTGCCTGGTTATCTCAAAATTTAAATAAGACTGTGATTTATCCAAATAAATGGTTTGGTCCTAATAATGCAGATAAGTCTACTAAAGATTTGTTTCCTGAAGAATGGAGAGTAGTAAATGAAAATTGATTTAAAAAATACTACATTTATTATTCCTATAAGAATTGATACTGGTGATCGGCTTAGGAATATTATTCTATCAACTTCATATCTTTTGTATCATTTTGATACAAATATCATTATTAAAGAAGTTGACTCTGAAAGAAGATTTGAAACTTATGCATTACCTGTAATCAAAAGACTTGTTAATATAGATAATCTAAAACATATCTTTGAAGAAGATACTAGAACTGATGATGCATTTCATAGAACTAAAGTTCTAAATGATATGATTTTAGAATCTACAACAGAGATTGTTGTAAATTATGATACTGATATTATTCTTCCACTAAACACTTATGTTGAAGCAGTTAGGATGCTTTCCGAGTCATATGATGTTGTGTATCCATATAAGTTTGGGGAACATGGAGAAAGGAAAGTGAATCTTGATTTTACAATTCACACTCAAAGTGATATGGATGACTTTGAAAGAAAAGATTTTGTTTCTAGATTTATAGATTCTGGTTACGATTCAAATTGTTTTGACGGTAAATATTTTTATTATCCTAATCAAAATGGTGAGGGTTGGGCAGAGTATGGAATGGTTCAATTTTTTAATCGTCAAGTTTACATTGATGGATATTTGGAAAATGAAGGATTTATTGCATATGCTCCAGAAGATGTAGAACGACATCACAGATGGAAGACACTAGGATATAATATTGGAAGAGTAGATAATTATGCATATCATCTTGAACATGAAAGAACTCAAAATTCATGGTATAATAATCCACATATGAATAATAATAATCAACTTTGGGAATACTTGAAAGGTCTTCCTAAAGAAGAATTGATTGAATATTACAAAAATCAAACTTACATTAAGGAAAGATTAAAATGAATTGGAACTTAGTTTCATTTGCAAATGAAGAATATTTGGATAAACAAAATTATTTAAATTCTTATGCTGAATCTAATGGATTGAAAACTCATTCATATTCTTATGAGTGGTTGAAACAGCAAGATTTCTATAAGGAGAATGAAGATATTCTTAACGAATCTCCTGGACTTGGATATTTTCTCTGGAAACCATTTATTATTCTGGATGCAATGAGTAAGATTCCTGAAGGGGAAATGATTTTATATTCTGACGTTGGTGATATGTTTCATCCAGATCTAATTCCCTATGTGAATAGTATCATGGGGGAAGATTTTTGTTTGCTGTTGATTGGAGGATTTCCTAATAAGGTTCTTACAAAACGAGACTGTTTTGTTTATATGGATTGTGATGAAGAAGATTATTGGGATTGCATTCAACTTGAAGCAGGAATGAGTTTCTGGAAAGTTTGTGACCAAGCAAAAGAACTAGTTTCAGAATGGTTGGAATATTGTAAAGATCGCAGAATTATTTCTGATGATGAGAATGTATCTGGAAAAGAAAATCTTCCATCCTTTAGAGAGCATCACCATGATCAAAGTATCTTGACGAACCTTGCAGTTAAATATGGTCTTCCTGCAGTAGAACAAAATAGTCAAATTAGGCATTACCTTGAATGTAATGTTGACTATTGGTATGAAAGAAATCAAAAGTTTGGGTTTACAATGAATAGGCCGATTGATACTTTATTAATTTCTTTAAGAGAGGGATCGCCACATGCATAGTATTATTCTTACAGTCCACAATAAAGATTGGTTAATCGCAGATGTTATTAAAGGAATTGTAGAAAATACTGTTGGACAATATGAACTTATATTTGTGATTGATGGATGTACGGACAATACTGAACAAGTTATTTTATCCACAATACAAAATTTTAAAGTTGACTATAAGTTAATATTTGCTCCAGATATTTTTGAAACAAAGGCAAATAATCTTGGACTAAGAATTGCGCGAGGAGATAAAGTTATTATCATTCAAGATGATATGATCATCAAAGAATATGGGTGGAATCAGAGAATGCAAAAACCATTTGATGCATTTGATGATGTATTTGCAGTTACGGCAAGAACTGCTCATAATTGGGAATTCAATTCTAATAGTCAACATCTGGGAATGAAAGAAGATCTTGATAATTGTTGGTGTGATATCTGTATACATACTAATCATGCGGATAGAACAAATATCTCAAGAGATACTTTTGCTGTTCGTGCCTCAGTAAATAGGGGACCTTTGATGATCAATCATGAGGACTTGAAAAAGTTAAACTATCTTGATGAAGAATTTTCTCCTCAAGATATGGATGATCACGATTTAATGTATAGAATGCACAAAGAACTTGATAAAGTTTGTGGATGTTATTGGATTGATTTTGAATCAAGAAATGAATGGGGTGGTACTCGTGTATCAGGAAATCCAGCACCATGGTTATTGAAAGCAAATCATAAGAATACTAAAATATTCTATAATAGGCATAAAGATTTAATCGAAAGTAAAGGTATTATTGAAAACAGAAAACTATGAAATACTCTGATACATTTAAAGAAAAGTTTTATCAAAAACTTTTATCGCCTGCCCATCCTAAAAATCCACTTAGAGATCGTGCTTCTTCTTTCCAACTTATTTTTGAGTTATTAGAAAAAAAGAAAGATAAAAATTTTCTCATAGTTGAAACTGGATGTATGAGATCTGACCATGGACAACTTGCCTTTGGTGATGATGGTGCTAGTACTTTTATCTTCGATGACTTTATCAATTTTTATGATGGCGAAGTCCTATCGGTAGATATCAATCAGAACAATGTTAACCACGCTAAGTCTATGGTTTCTCCTAAGACTAAGGTGGAATGTATGGATTCGGTTGAGTTTTTATGGAACCTTCCAAGTAAGAAAAAAATTGATTTTCTTTACTTGGATTCTTATGATTTTGATCCAGAGAATCCAATCCCTTCTCAATTACATCATGTAAAAGAATTATGTGCTGTGATGAAAAATCTTAAAAAAGGAACTATTATTGTAGTTGACGATCATCTTAATACTCCTGAGTTTGCTTCGTATCGCTCTACATTAGCAAAAGGTGGTAAGGCAGGATTTATTGAAAACTTTATGTCTAATATTAAGGCAGAAGTCTTGCATGATGGATATCAAATTGTTTGGAGACTATGAGTGACGTAATTTTAAAATCATACTTTGGTGGTCTTGGAGATAGTTTGCAGTTTTCTACTTTGCCTGAAGAGTTTTATAAACAACAGGGAAGACAAACATATATCCAAGATGGGGCAAATTTCAGGAACAAGGAAATCTATGACCTTGTGTGGGGAATGAATCCTTATGTTAAGGGTGTAAAAGGTGGACAGTGGAACGCAGGTGATACTCCAGAAATTAAAGTTGAAAATCATACTGGAAACTGGATTAGTAACTGGGAATATCTTCATGGATTAGAACCAAAAAATATTCGACCTAAGATTTATTATGAACCTAAAAAACTACCTGAATTTGATGATGCAATTCTTGTCGATCTTTCTTCTATCACATTAAATCACAATAACCCTGAATATGGTTATGACTTGAATGAAGTTGAAAAAACTTTTAGTGAACTAAAAGAAAAATATAAAGATAAAAGGTTTGTCGCAGTTCAGTTTAAAAATGAGATATCTGGTGATATTAATCAGTATGTTCCTGAGTGTGATAGTACTATAGAGTTGGAATCAATATTTCATTATTGTGATTTAATGAATTCATCTTTTGGTATTTGTTGTTTTTATAGTGGTTCGATGGTTCTTGCTTCTGCTGTTCAGAGATTTAATGAAGACATGAAAATATTGTGCATTACACCACCTTCAGTGTATAATAGTGATAATATCCAAAATCTAGGTATGTTTTATTTTGACTATGTAGACCATATTGTAACTAAATGAATATTTTAATAACTGGTTGTGGATCTGGATTAGGACAATCTCTATTAGAAGAATCTATTGAGAGAAACCATTCAGTTTTTCCTCACTATAGGAACAGTTCATCACATTTCTCTGGCGATATTTGTGATAATGGATTTTCTGATAAATTGGGTGAATATGTTAGAGAAAAAAATATTGATGTTTTTGTAAATTCTGCTGCCATTTATTGTGGCGGACCATTAGTTGAAACATCAGATTCCGATATTGAAAAAACAATCTTTACAAACTTAACGTCTCAGATTTTGATGTTGAAAAAAGTCTTCTCTTATTTTATTGAAAAAAAGAGTGGATTAATCATTAATATTAATTCCCTGTCTGGAATTTACCCAGCAAAAAATGAGTCTGTATATTCAGCGTCTAAATTTGGATTGAGGGGTTTTTCCAAGTCACTTCAACTCGAAGCAATCGGAACTGGAGTTGAAGTTTTAGATGTATACCCTGGAGCAATTCAGACGAGAATGACTGAGAGTAGACCAAATTACTCTACATTAATGGACTCCAATGAAGTAGCATCTCAGATTCTTGATTTGATTTCTAATAAAAAACACTACGTAAATGAAGTAATTTTAAGGAAGAGAAATGAAAGCAGTAGTACTTGAACAAATTGATTCTCCTTTAGTTGTTAAGGATGTAGAACTCACCCCACTTAGCGTTGGACAAGTTCTTGTTAAAGTTCTTGTGAGTGGTCTTTGTGGTTCCCAGTTACATGAGATTCGTGGACATAAAGGAAATGCTAAGTTTCTTCCTCATCTTATGGGACATGAGGGATGTGGAGTTGTTGAAGAAGTTGGACCTGGAGTTACCACAGTAAATGTTGGTGATAAGGTAGTAATGCATTGGAGACCTGGATCTGGGATAGAATCTCCATTCCCAAACTATATTTTGGATGGTAAGAAAATTAGTAGTGGAAAAGTCACTACTTTAAGTGAGTATTCAATCGTTTCTGAGAACAGAGTTACCAAAATTCCAAACGAAACACCAAGTGTTTTGGCTGCTATGCTTGGGTGTTCATTAACAACTGCTCTAGGAATCATTGATAATGAATGTGAACTAAAGTTTGGTGAAAGTGTTGCTGTAATCGGATGTGGTGGGGTTGGACTAAATCTAATTCAAGCAGCAAAAATGAAAAGCGCATCTCCAGTAATTGGTATTGATATTAACCAAAACATGGGGGAACTTTCAAACATTGTTGGTGTGGATGTATTTGAAAGTAGTATTCATAATGTCTCAGGTAAGGTTGATGTAATCATTGACACTACTGGTATCCCTGAAGTTATTGCTGATGCCTATGAAAAGTTATCTAATACTGGAAGATTAGTTTTAGTTGGCCAACCCGCACCTGGAAGAAGCATTGAAGTTCGTAATGCTCTTTCTATGTTTGATGGTTTTGGTAAATCAATTAGGGCAACGCAGGGCGGAAAAACCGATCCTGAAAAAGATATTCCAAGATACATCGGACTTGCTAATAGTGGAGTACTAAAGTTTGAAGAACTTCATACACATACTTTTACATTAAATGAAGTAAATGATGCTTTTGATTTGCTAAAAACTGGAAGTGCTGGTAGAATTATGATTAAAATTGGAGACAATGTATGAGAAAGAAATGGACTAAAGAAGAACTGATTGCTTTTGAAGATCATATTGGAGATCTATATCTTGATAATCAACTTCCATTTCTTTTCCATTTGTCGGGAGGAAATGAGGATCAACTAATAGAGATCTTTGAAAACATTAATGAGGGTGATTATGTGATTTCAAATCATAGAAATCACTATCATGCCCTTCTTCATGGTATTCCTCCAGAGGAGTTGGAGGAAAAAATTAAAGATGGTAGAAGTATGTTTGTGTATGATCGCAAACGAAACTTCTTCCTGTCTGCTATCATTGGCGGCACTCCTGCTATTGCTGCTGGAGTTGCCTGGGCTCTGAAACGTAAAGGATCATCCCAAAGGGTTTGGTGCTTCGTTGGTGACGGCACAGAAGATAATGGTCATCTTGCGGAAGCAATTCGATATGTTGATGGGTGGGATCTTCCCTGCACATTTGTCATTGAAAGTAATGATAGGTCTTGTGAGGCATCAAATGCTGATAGGTGGGGCAAAACTGCTCATCCTGATTGGAATTCTCCTTCTGTAATTCGTTATCAATATTCTTGCACTTATCCACACTGCCGTAAACCTGGGATGATCGATCTTTCTAAGGCAGTGAAGAAAACTGATAATGAATATTTTCCTCCTCTGGAAGAGTTTGTATATCCAAATGATATTCAATCTGATATTTCCTACAAGGATGCTATCAACCAATCTATGACAGAACTTGGCGAGGAAGGTGCAATCTTTATCGGATATAATGTTGCCTATGGTGATGCGATGGGAACGCTCAAGGGTGTTCCTAGGGAACAGAAACTTGAAACTCCTGTGGCAGAAAATCTGATGGCAGGTTTGGCAATCGGTATGTCGTTTGAAGGATTTATTCCAGTGGTTTACTATGAACGTCACGATTTCATGGCTGTTGCTGCTGATGCAATTATCAATCATATTGATAAGATTGAAAGAATTTCTCACGGAGAGTATAAGGTTCCTGTGATTATTCGTGCAGTGACTGCTGATGCTGGTCCTTTTTATTCTGGTATTACCCACTCTCAGGACTTTACCAATCTGTTTAGGTCTGCAGTTAGTTTCCCTGTGGTCGATCCTGTAACAGGTGCTGATGTTCTTAATGCAGTCAGAGGTGCTAGGGAAAGTGGAAGACCTATGATGTTGATTGAGAGGAAGTCGAGGTATTGATGAGAAACAGAATCTTAGTCATCGGGGAAAGTTGTAGAGACGTTTTTGTTTATTGTGATGCTATAAGATTGTGTCCGGATGTTCCTGTTCCAGTTTTGAACATTCGGAATCAAACTGATAATCCAGGCATGGCAAAAAATGTCCATAGAAATATAAAAAGTTTAACTGATAAATGTGATTTGATTACTAATGAAAATTGGTACAACATCACTAAAACTAGGTATGTTGATGAGAAGAGCAATCATATGTTCTTTAGAGTTGATACTCCTCACGATATTTTTAGAATAGACTTATCTTCCATTGATTATGATTATGAAATTATTGTAATTTCAGATTACAATCGTGGGTTCTTACTCGAAGATGATATTGCAGAGATCTGTTCAAATCATCCAAACGTTTTTATTGATACTAAGAAAATTTTAGGTCCTTGGGCAAATAATGCTCGTTATATAAAAATCAATAACTATGAATATCAAAATTCCAAAAGTTTTATAACAGAAGAATTATCTGATAAAATTATTCGCACTATGGGTTCTGATGGATGTCTTTATAAAGAAGTAAGATATCCAGTAAAAAGAGTGGAAGTTAAAGATGTTTCTGGTGCTGGAGATACTTTTATGTCTGGTTTATGTGTAAAGTATTTTGAAACAAAAGATATTGATGAAAGTATTAAATTTGCAAATAAATGCGCTTCTTCAGTGGTGAAGCAAAGAGGAGTGACTGTAATATGATTATTCTAACTGGATCAAATGGATTTATTGGAAAAAACTTTAAATCCAAACTCTCCAATGTTATTGAACTTGATAAAGAAAACTGTTGGGATTTTCTACACAGCATTTTGATGAAGATAGTAATCGTATTATTCCTGGTGACTGAATAAAATGGACAAAAATAAATCAGTATTTAAACTCAAGAACTTTGGTCCAATCTATTATATTAATCTTGATGGTCAGCCAGAGAGAGCAAAGTATATGGAGGACCAATTTAAATATTGGGAGATTGAAAACTATACTCGGATCTCTGCATATGATGGAAGAGAAGATGACCTGAGCGATATTATCAAAGGAAGATATCCTGAGATGATGAGTTCTGGTGAAGTGGGTTGTGTTACCTCACATCTCAAGGCAATTAAGCACTGGTATGAAACATCCGATAGTCCTTATGCAGTAATCATGGAAGATGATTGCAATTTGGATTTGGTTAGATATTGGAACTTTACATGGAGTGACTTTTATTGCCGAATTCCTTATGATTGGGATGTGGTTCAAATTGCTATTATTTGTACAGGAGACATTCATGTGAAAGTTCACAAGAGATTTGTGAATGAATTTTCAACTGCTTGTTATATCATTACCAGACATCATGCAGAAAAATTACTTAAACTTCATGTAAGAGGTGATAAGTATAAACTTGATAATGGTGTTAAACCTCGTCCAGTTGCTGATGATTTGATTTATAATTCTGGAAATACTTATAGTGTCCCACTTCTCCTTTATAAGATCGAACTGGGTTCGTCTATTCATCCAGAACATATTGATGCTTTTCATCGAGGTAATCATGATGGTCTTTTGAATTTCTGGAGTCAACAAGGGGCACAATTAAGTGTTGAAGAACTTATGGATTATGACCCATATCTTGGTAGGGTTGTGGAAAGTTCGGTAACTCAAGCACAGCAACCAACTTGACAAAAAGTTAAAATAATATTAAGATAATAAGACCTTGAGGAAACTTGAGGTCTTTTTCTCATTTAAGGAATAAAAAAATATGAAACAATTTATTGCTCTCTCTGCTCTGCCCCTGATGGCAGCACCTGCTTTTGCGGGTCCCTATGTCAATGTAGAAGCAAATGCTGGTCTGACTGGCAGTGAGTATGTTGGCACCGTTACCGAAGCACACATCGGTTATGAAGGTGCTCTGAGTGATACCGTAACTGGTTATGCTCAAATTGGTCCTGCACTGACCACTCCTAATGGTGGTGATACTGATGTAAATCTGTCTGGTAAAGTTGGTATCAACATTGCAGCTACTGATAACCTGGGCATCTATGGTGAGTACTGGGCTCTTGGTGGTGGTGAGGTTGAGAACCTGACCTCCAACTTCAAACTGGGTGTTAAGTATACTTTCTGATCGTTAACCAAAACCTTAACTAAACCTTAACGACAAAATTAAAGACCTCTGCTAGAATGTAGAGGTCTTTTTTTTAATAAAGACATTAAATGTTTATAAAGGAGATTTTTATGAAAGCAATCGCTCTTGCCGCACTGGCATTCCCTATGATTGCGGCACCTGCCCTTGCTGGTCCGTATGTCGAATCAAAAACTACTGCTGGTGGCGTGATTACCGATGGTGGTACTTATAAAGGTGCTCAAACCGAAATTCGTGGAGGTTATGAGACCAAAGTTGGCACCAGTGGTCTGAAAGTTTATGGTGAAGTTGGTCCTGGTTACGAATGGAACAATGGTGGAACTAATGAAGGTGTAGTAGTCACCGAAGTTGGTTTTTCATATCCTCTTGCTAAGCAACTGTCCCTAAAGACAAAAGTTACTGGTGAGTATGGATTTGATTCTGAAGAATTCGCTGTGGGTGGTGAAGTCAAAGTTCGTTATTCTTTCTGATAGGTAATTTATGAAACTCAGTAATATTTTTGCTGCTGGTCTAGTTGCTGCTGCTCCTGCTGCATCTCTTGCTGGACCTACTATTAACGGTGCAGGTGCCTCATTCCCTGCTCCAATTTATCAACGATGGTTTGCTGACTATGCACGAGCTACTGGGAACCGCGTTAATTATCAGTCCGTTGGTTCTGGTGCTGGTGTTCGTCAATTCATTGCGGGCACAGTTAAC